TTTTGACGCAACTCCGGCGGCTTTACCACCGAACAATGAACTAAATCCTCCTTTAATACTTTTCCACCAACCACCAACTTTACCTGCTAGATATGTCGCGCCTTTACCGACTAGACCACCAAACCACTGACCGATTGAAAATAGCCCTTTAATGCCTTTAAACACTAGCTTAAGGGGAGCGGTTACTATGTCAATAAGCAGACCGCCGGCCCATGCGAACGCCGTTAACGGTAGAGTGAACAGACCTCCTACGATAGCAAACAAGCCGGTAATTGCCCCGGTTATTAATGGTAGTATCATACCACTAAATCCGAGCAAGATCACTCCTAACCATCCCCAGAATCCCATCCCATCATCTTCCGGTGATGGCGGACCGGCTTTTGCCGGTGTAGTTTTACCGAACATTTTTTTGAGGCCACCGAACATCCCACCGAATTGCTTACTAGCCTTATCATCTAACCCAGCTATCCAGACTGTGTTCTTTTTCTCTTTAACTAACTTTTCGGTCTGTGATGTTTCATGATTTTCTGCAGATTGCTGGAGGTCAGACTCAGCTGTGCTGGCGACTTGTTCCAACAACTTATTACTACCCACAACAGACTTACCCATGTCAGATATCTTCGAAGCTGTCTCTTTATCAGCCCCAGCTATTTGCGCCTTTTCACCGACAGTAGAAGGACCGGTTGCCATTGCGATTTGCTTCGCGAGTGCCGGGCCGATTACTTTTTCGTGCAGGTTGCGTGTTGCTTCTAAGAACTTATTATCATTAGGCGGAATACCTTGTTTCCCAGCGGGGTCATCTGCCGGGGCGGTAGGGGCTTTTGTCTTATGCTGATCTTTGGTTTGATCGGCAAAGTTCTTATTGAGTGCGCGGATTTCTCCGGTCAGCTCATCAAAAGACTGTTGTTGAGACGGATCCATAAAGGGTTATGTAAGTATTTATACAACAACCCTTATTCTAACGTAAATATACTAGCGTCTAGAGGTAAATTTAATTCTTTACCATCTACTGTTATAGCAGTGAACTTCTCTTCATACTCACGACAACTAGAAATATACTTTACAATATCATGTGTTACTGATACTGGTAACATTTCTACCAACTTTATGCACTGAACAGCTTGTAGGTCATCGAAACGAACGGAATTGACTTGAGTGTCACCGGATATTTCCGCAGTAGTCGTTTTGTATTGAATACTGTTAATAAACTTCGCGACTTCGAAGACGAACATCTCACCAATATTATCACTTACCTGCTTCATATCACCGACCTTAGGTGACTTTACGACATGAGAGCATGCTAACATGAATTTATCATCGACGGATAAGGTTGGGATTGTTAGATTTATTGTTATATTCCCGGAGGTGACTTTCTTCTTATACACTAAGGTATTTTCGAAACTCTGATACTTGTCTATAATATCAGGTAGATTAACATCAACAGTGACTCCGTCGATGTCACCTTTGTATGTCGTACCTATATTCTCTCTCCTCATTGCGATGATGACTGCTGGTTTATCAGATACTAATATATCTTTATTACCGGTGCACTCTCTGATGATTCTATTAATACACAGATTAAATGTTATACTAGTTGCTGACGGATCAATAGAAGACTTTATAATATCTTTTTGCTTTTTAATATTAATAGGCTTAACAGTTGTATCCTGCTGTAGGGACGGAATGAAAATCTGAGATTCACAGGTCTCGTTTACCTTATCTAGCTCCTTTAATATATTATTATAGCTGCTCATCTCTTAATATTTAATACTTAGTTATAGAAATACAAGTCTAGAAATTCGGTGCGACAGGGTTTCCTATCGGGGCCGGTGAGCTACCTTGATTCGACTGCTGCTGATCTTGCATGGCTTTCTCCTGCTCTTTCATCTCATCTTCATATAAATCTAGATACATTTTAACTTCAGCGAACGTACTAGAATGTACAAATTCTCCGGAGAAGTTTAATCGTTTCACTAGAACATATATGATCTCGTATATAGATTTGAGATTTTCAGTATAGCATGTTATTAGGAAGCTAATTAATGAGTTATCAAACATATTAACGGTGTATTCTTCGGTTTCCGCCGCGTCTATATAAGGGTTAACCTTCTTAAACATAACCACTTCTCCGTAGGATCTGTTAATATCCTCAATATACTCTACCACTCGCGGTAATACGTTTGTTGGTAACGAGTCTATAATATTTCCTTTTTGACTATCTGTCATATCAACGAAGTTATGATTCGTTTTGCCTATAATAATATTACTAATACAGCTAAGAAGAAGCTCATGTTCGCTGCTGGTTGATAAGTGACGAGGGCATCCAAGGGTTAAGCTCACGTTATCTGACACTTTAATGTTTCGTGTATACTTCTCTGTAATATTGTCAATGCTTTGTAATATCTGTATTATGTTAACGCGAGAGGTGTATTGCTTTTTGCTTTTCTCGTCTTCGAACGTTAACGACAGGAACGGACCGATACAAATTGACCGGACGGTGCATAGGATAAAGAACTTATCTAAGCGGGTGAGCTTGTTATACACGCTCTTTGTGACTCTAGATTTAATTATATCCTCAAAAGCTTCGACGATCAGTTCATCATCTCTATTACTAATGTACTTAACTATGTTGATATAACTCTGAGTGCTGAGCTCAGTCATATCTACAAACTTATCCAACGTAGGCAGGTACGCCTTATATTTAAACGACATATATTATTATTGCGCGCCTTTGGATCTAGAGCCACCGGTGATGGCTCGAGCAGCTTTCTTCGCATCATCAACGACCGACCCGGCGTTTCCGATTGCTTTTCCTCGCGTATTTGCGGTCTTTGCCTTCGGCATGCCTCCTCCTAATGTCTTATGCTTACCACCAGACTTACCAGGAGACATCTTACCAAAGCTCTTATTTAAATCACCCAAAGCGCCTATCTTGCCCTTAACACCCTTTGCTTTACCTACCCGCTTAAATGAAGCGGCGAAGCCGCGGGCATTTCTGGCTAGCTTCCCAAGGTTCCTGAGGGAGCTGCGGATTTTATCTAAGGCGCTTCCGGGTGGAGGCGGCGGTGGCTTACATGCATCACCTTTGCCTCTCTCCATACATAAATTTCGAACTGGTACCGCTTTCGAGCGAGTTTCGAATGTTGCCCCTGGAGTTTTGAAGCTTTTAGAATATCCTTCTCCTTGCGGGCCATATACCTTTAGCTTTGCTCTCATCTCATCAACAGACAGTTGTTGGTTCTCTCCAAACTTTAAGGCGGACGACATTCCCGAAAATCCGGCGAACTCTCCACCAGTAGCATTTGCATAATTCCGGTTGGCGGAAGAATTGTTTTGCCTTTGTAGCTGACTCTTCATCTTTTTATGAAAACCGTCAGATATATTTTTCCAATGATCACCACTACCGCCAGAACCGTTATACCAGGTGTCTAATACTTCAGTTACATTCAATGCGGTTGCGCCTTTTCGGTGGTTTGACCCGGCACCATTCCGAGTGGTATAATGAGTATATGCCCAAGTTATATTTCTAGTTAGCATGCCTTGATCAGGTGCGTATGTCAAGTCAGAAGCATCCATCCGGATGGGTGAGGCGTTATAAAATTTGATCTGCTTTCTTTCGATTATAGTATTCTCTTGAGGGTGCACTGATGGAGGCGGTGCTGATCTATCAGATGGAGCAATTACTCGCTCATCCACTTCTCTACCAATCGTTTTAGCAAATTGAGTTACTATTATATTACATTTGAGATTCACGTGGTCTCCTCTCGCGACTTGTCCGTAGTGACCGGTCAATATTATCCATGGTCTTATAACAGTATCAACAAAAGATGTATTACCTTCATATGCTTGCATGGTCAGCTCTTGCGGCTCTAAACGCTCGTTACCATGCAATATAGGTAATATACCGCCTCTAGATTCGACACCAGCATACCCGATGCTTATTTGCTCACCGGGAATATTGATACCCTGTATTAGCATGCAGCCTTGATGTGGGTTGTTAGAATATGCATCAGTTGCAAAGTAATTAACGTCACGGTGGATATTCCACTCTTCTCCAGAGTCTGCAGTTCGTCTAGAGCCATGTGCGACGTTAGTACCCTCTAACCCATGTATACCTCTAGAGCCTTGTGATGATAATGTGCGAGGAAATGGGCTTAGTGGACCACCGGTGCCGCCATTTAGCGGTGTATTACTCTCAAATCGAACCAACCATAAGTACTGTGCTGCCGGTGCGGTTGCCCACCTAGATAACGACTCTAAAAATTTAGTTGGAGACAGTACTAGGTCGGTACCTGGGAGGTTTTGTATTACTGTTCTATTGGACATCTAATAATATTTATCAGATGTGCTAGTTTCTTCTACCGTTATCCGGTTCTTCGCCAGAAATGATAGGATAGATTAACTTGAAACTCGACTGCATTACCGGTTCCGCCAATATCGTATTGTATATCACCGACAGTTGTAGGAAAGCAACCAACCAACTTGTATATAGCAGTAGTCTCAAACTGAGAGTCTAGTTGAACTAGTTCGACGTAGGAGGATTCTCGCGGCATAAAATAATCACCTTGACTTGTTGAGTCATCAAATGTCTGGAAAGACCATTCTTCCATCAACTGGCGGATTCTAGAGTTAACATCACAATAGAAGTTGGCCTGAAAGTCTCCACTATATTGTGCGGCTCCCGGGAGGCGGAATTGAAGCCCCATATATGGGACGTCATGACTGACAATCGTCCGGGTCGGTATTTGACCGCCCTTAACGTATACCAGGTCATCCTCAGAGAAAGTTACGGCAGAAGATCCACCAGGGTTAATACTTAATACACGGAATTGGAAATCGCGTGCGAAGTCTCTTTCCTGTGCTACTCTATAAAAGTCGGTTATGGTTTGTTCTAATTTGGCCATTGTATAATTATTTAATAAGAGGTTAGTGTTTTTACGCTATCAGTTCGCTGAAATCTTGACTTGTACGGGTTGCGTAGAAGTTACATAAGATGAACTCTGCACTACGTACTGGTTTGAGGTATATATCTACGACCATCTCATTCTGGTCGATAACATCAGGTGGATTATTCCGGTCATCACACACAATCATGTAATCGTACAATCCTTGTGTTTGTTTGATACGTTCAAATATTGGAGTCAAGACGTTGATAACTTGTTGACGTGTAAATAAAGTATTTGGCTCGAACACGAAGTACTTGATAGTCTGACGGACCGCTCGTTGAGCGTATAAGAACATCCGGCGTACGTTAATACGATCGAACGCACTAGGTTTCGACTGCAATGTCTTCTGACCGAAGATTACAAAACCATCGTTAGGGAACATCGCGATTGGATTGACTCCAATCTTATACATCTGATCCCGGTGTTTTTGTTTCGGCATCCAAGCGACGTCGTTGACGTTGTTTAGTATTCCTCGTGTGAAGCCAGCTGGCGCCCACCATGGTTGGAAGTTAGAATCTGTATTGGCCATGGCAGCGGCGATGAAACCGGAAGGCGGTACCCATACTTGTCGGTTACTTGCTGGGTCTGCGACCTTGCACCAGTTACCGTAAGTACATGCATACGACGAATTAATAGATCCGAACAAGTGACGTAGTGGCCAGTATATATGTTTCGAGAAATACCTTCCGGAATTTTCTTGCAATACGGTAACGTCTTTACCTTGTACGTAAATATACCTTAGATTGTCTAGGACTGCTATACAATCCTTCCTTAAGGTTTGACAGAAATTAGTAAATCGATTGGCTACAGTCCGGTAATGCAACGTGTTGTCATCTGCTTGCTGTATTTGTGTTTTATATAGTTGATCGATGTCATGGTATTTCTCATCATCAAATCTTTGACCAGCGCCTCCGCCTTTAGTCCCTACATACACTGTACCTAGTCCGGCTTCGCAGACAATGTCTAGTGGATACAGATCTAAGTTTTCTGCGACTTCGAAAATCCTATCTAGCTTTGCCGGAATGTTTCCGGTTTCTCTAGAGGTACCATCCGCAACAGTAAATGCACCATGAGCATACATATTCTCACCATGCAGAAGTTTGTGCATTAGTTCAGTAGCACCGCTAGGTAATAAGCGGACGTTTCCAGGTAGTTGTGGTACATCGAGAACCTTGCGTTGTAACGCTCCAACATATTCGTATAAGTCAGCTCCTTCAACATCATCGAGGAACGCGTTGTCGATATAGTCCTGTTTACTAGCATAACGCGTCTCTCTCTTGTTGGTTATTATGCGCATTTTCTTAGTAACTTCCTTCTTCTCGTCGTACCAGTCTCCACCATTCTTGCTGATGTTAGGGTTAACGATAACACGGAAGCTTTTCGCTTCGGATGTCTCATCCTCTACGTAAAACGATGTAGCTTCTCCACCTTCTTGTAGATATTGCTGACCATAAAAGTTACAAGAACCAATATGTGCTTCGGTTAGTACGTAATCTAGTTTGGTGATGTCTGGATTCATCGTTGATGGACGAATCTTAAATACACCAATGGATAATACGTCACTAAATTGTTGATTATTGAGATCGAAAGGAGATACATTCTCCATAACCTCACTAATTGATCCACCCATACCGGTTGCGGATGCGGAAAGCGCGAAGTTGAGGCGGACATCTGGGACGTCTGTATAATTAGTACCTCTCCGTGGGGCTGTGATCTTATTAAAGCCTTTCATTTTTAGAAAGCCATCAAAATCAGTTGCGGGGTTCAAATTCGTATTATCAGCGATTCCTAGGTAATACCCTTCGAACTTCTCATTTATTGTCAACTTCTGTGTGTTGAGCATGATAAGACCCATTCCACCCTTCTTCCGGCCTCCGCCGGGTTGCGGTATACCATACTCAAGCTCATCATAACTCTTCCACTCTGTGACATGTCCAGCTACGTCTCCGTAATCAATCCGGTTTTCTTGGAACTGTATGTACTTCGCTAAAGGTATTTGAATGTTTGATGGTTCACCGAGGAAATATGTGTCTGAATCTGTTAACTTATAACCATTTACAGTAACATAGTTTACGACAATTTCAGAAGATCCGGTCTCTAGATATACTGTAGAGAAATCATAAGGATTACCGGCAGCGTCTACCCAGGAAAAGGTAACACTGGTGTCTGTTGTTACTGATGGAGAACCGGTTGAACCGGCTGCGGTTTGAGCTACTGTTGGTAGCACCTGACCGGCGCCCGGTCCGTCTGGATCGACATTAGTATTATCGGCTGCCGGACCTGTGACGAATATTGCGGAATCAAATTCAAGGTCCATACCAGCACTAACATGATCTGTTGCTGTTTTGGACGTTGCTGTTGCTGTACCGGTGAAGACTGTAGTTAGTGCTGTCGCGATGGCATTAGAATCTGCGTCGTATGCAATAGTTATCGTCTTCGCTCCAGTTCCATCGTCTGCTAGAATGTCGAAGGAACCTCCGGATAATACGCTATTACCGATAGACCACTCGGTGTTAACCCTAGGTACTGCAGGCACTACATGCTTAACTGTGTTGGTACCTACTGTTAGGTTTTGTAAATCTAAATAGTTTGGTTGAGTGTATGTAATTGTCCAACCATTAGCCAGATCACCAACAATATTAACATTATCGACACCGGTGATTGACTCAATACCTAGCTTTACTTGCCCGGGCGATGCATCAAACGGTATAGCAGTACTCTCCTGAACGTTTGTTTTGAGACCGCCTCTAAAAGTCATTGTACCTTGACTAGGAACTAACACTGCACCTACTCCGGATGGATGACCGACGTCGGCA